GGGCTCTTCTCTCAGTTCACAAAGTTTAACCTGAGCAACGAGAAAGACACCCTGCAGGCAATGGATACCCTGAATCAACTCGGTAAAGAGGGAGCCTTTGAGCTGAAGGATATCGCCGAACGCGGTGTAAAAGCATTCTCAATGTATGCCGCTGCAGGGGGAACGGGGGTACGGGGCGTGAAGGACGTCGGTGTCGCGCTTGAGAGCGCGGTCGACGCTACCGGTGATACCACCACAGCTTCTACTGCAGTCGAGAACCTGATCCGCGATCTGCAGCTTCCGAAGGTTGTGAAGGAGTTGCGCCGGAATGGGATAAATGTTTTTGGTAAAGACGGAAAAATGCGATCACTGCCAACACTGATGGAAGAGATTGCAAAAAAATCAGGGAACAAAGGTGCAGAGACCCAAAGCGCCCGCTTGCTGGGGGCCGGGTTTAACCAGGACAGTATCCTCCTGCTTAGCAGCGTGACGTCCGGTAAAGGGGCTGAAAACCTCAAGCGCTACAACGGTGTAGTAGCCGATGGCCAGGGCATTATGAAAGATGCCGAGTATGCATCTAAAGATTTCACATCAGCCGTCACTGCACTAACCACCACCTGGAAAAAATTTGCAAACAGCAATCTCGCAAAACCAGTCCAGGAGCTGGCTGATGCAATTAATTCCGTTGACCAGGAAACCGTCCAGCACTGGCTGGAGATTGGTAAAAATATCGCCATCGCAGTCGGGGGGGTTATTGCAGCCCGCAAAGCGTTTCAGTTTGGTAAAGGTGTCTGGGATGTACTTAATCCAAATAAAGGTAAGGGTATACCTAATGGTATCGCTGATGTGTTTGGTTCAGGTGTAATGCCAGTTTATGTGACCAACTGGCCAGCAGGTGGGCTGGGTGGAACAGGAGAAGATAAGGTTAACGATCTTCTTGATACTACCGCCGACCTTCCAGGTTGGCCTGGAATGCTTGCCCGGGGTGGGTTAATTGCCAGTAAGTTGATGGGGTTAACTGATATGGACCCTTTTTCGGACGAGGGACGCGAAGAACTCCTTAAAAGGGTTCAGCAGAACAATGAGCGTTCAACGATGTGGGAGGACATCAAAAACTTTTTCACGTCTTCCTCGCCGTCACCTGCGGGTTACCAAGACCCGTCGCCGTGGGCGTCTATGCAGCCGCAAAACCAGCCGGGCTACCCGTTCCTGCAGCAGCCTGAGCTAAAAGGCAGTATCGAGGTCTCCGTAAAAGATGATCGGGTACAGGTGACCAGCGTTAAGGTCAACGCCCCCGGTGTCACCATGAGTGCGTCCAGCGGTGTTCGTAATATGGAGCAGCAGTAATGGCTATCAAGTGGGAAGACCTGCGTGATGCCTCGTTCCGGGGCGTCCCGTTCTTTTTCCGGGACGTCGAGGGCGCTGGCGGTCGCCGTGCTATCCCTCACGCCTACCCAAAAAAAGAGGTCGGCTGGACGGAAGACCACGGCGCGGTGCTGACCCAGCAGCAGATTAACGCAATCCTGCTCGGCAGTGACTACATCGACCAGATGAATCGCCTGCTGGCGGCGCTCAATACCGCTGGTCCCGGTGATCTGGTGCATCCGTGGTTCGGCGTTCAGAAGGTTCAGGTGGGCCGCGTTACGCATCGTCTCTCCACCGAAGAAGGCGGCATTGTCTACATTTCCTTTGAAGTGTACGAGGCTGGCGAGCAGTTGTTCCCGTCCGGCACCGAAGACACCAGCGCCACCACGCTCAGCGCGGCTGACAAGGTCAAGGAAGCGCTGGCTAGCGGTGATTATTTCGCGGCGCTCGATGGCGTCGGCAGCATGGTGGATACCCTGCTGGAGGATATGGAGGGCTTTGTCACCAGCCTGCCGACCTTGCCGGATGCGCTCAGCGAGTGGATGGACCGCCTCAACCGGTTTAAGGACCTCGCCGGTATTGTAGCTGCCGCCCCGGGTGAAATGATCCGCGATATCACCGGTCTCATCAGCGATATGAAAGACCTGGTCTCTGAGCCCCCGTTCGCCCTGCGGGTCTATGACCAGTTGCGTGACAAATGGGAAGGTGACCGGGCCGCGCAGTCTGCGACCAAATCCCTTGTCGATAACATCAGCGTGAACACCGATACCGGCTTTGCCAGCAGCGTCACACCGGCATCGACGCCGGAAACCACGGCAGCGATGGAGACCAATATCGACGACTTCCGCCGTCTGGTCATTATCTCCACGCTGGTCGCTCAGGCTGAAGCGGTGGCCACCGCGACCTTCGAGACCGGGCAGGATGCACAGAACACAGGCGACCAGCTGGCGGAGCGTCTCGGCGAGACCGCAGCGGAAGCCGTCGAAAGCGGTCTCCGTGAGCTGTGGCGCTCCCTTCGCGAGCTGCGGTTCGCGGTGGTCAATGATGTGCGTATTCGTAGCATCCAGCTGCCGGAGCTGCGCCGCATCACCCCGGCCCGGACAGTACCTGTGATGCTGCTGGCCTACCGGGAGACCGGAGACGCGGAGAACCGGGACGAGCTGGTGACCCGCAACCGGCTGCGCTATCCCTCCTTTATTACACCTTCACAGACGATTGAGATCATCAGCAATGACTGAAGAGTTAACCCTGAACGTTGACGGCAAGGTCTGGGGCGGCTGGACGGACATGACCATTAACCGCTCGCTGGAGTCTGTGGCGGGTGAGTTTGACCTGACCGTCACCGCTCAATGGTCATCTGCCGCGCCGCGCTCCATCAAACCCGGACAGTCCTGCACGGTTTCCATCGGCAGCGACCGCGTCATGACCGGCTACATCGACGACTTCATTCCCAGTTATGACGCGGAGAATGTCTCCCTGCGCGTCATGGGGCGTGACAAAACCGGCGATCTGGTGGACAGCTCGGTGGTCGATAAGGCCGGACAGTGGAAAGGTCAGAAGCTGGAGCAGCTTGCCGCAACAATCTGCAAGCCTTACGGCATTGATGTTGTTACAGAGACCGACACCGGCGACGCCTTTAGCAGCATCACTCTTGAACAGGGTGAAACCGGCTTTGAACTGCTCGACCGGCTGGCTAAACAGCGCGGCGTTCTTGTGACGTCAGACGCGTACGGGCGGCTGGTTATCACCCGCGCATCCACCCGGCGGGCGGGAGTAAAGCTCACCCTCGGCGATAATATTCTGGCTGCCCGTGGCCGCTTCAGCTGGCGTGAGCGTGCCAGCCAGTACATCGTCAAGGGCTCCGCCAGTGCAGGCGGTGCGACGTGGGACGACCAGCCGGTGAAAATGGTCGGCGGACGCCAGACCATTGTCAGCGACCCGGAGATCACCCGCTACCGACCGAAGATTCTTGTCAACGAGGACAGCCTGACGGTCGGCGGGGCCAGCGCCCGTGGTGAATGGCATAAGGCTTATGTGCTGGGCGAATCCAACACAACCGAAATCACCGTGTCGGGCTGGCGTGAAAACGGTGCTACAGGTCCACTGTGGGAGACTAACCGACTGGTGCCGGTCACCGATGAAATCCAGCAGCTCGACGTCACCTGGTTGATTAAATCTGTGTCATTTATGGAAAGTGACAGCGGTCGTCTGACGGTACTGACCCTGGCACCGCCTGAGTCTCTGGACATGCCATCGCAAAAGGCGAAGAAGAAAGGCAAAAAAACATCCGTGGGGGTCACGTGGGACTGAAAGACGCGAATTTCGGGCGTTCCTTTGCTGAGCTGGGTCGCCGTCTGCGCCTGATGGTGGACCGTGCGCTGGTGCGTATCGTGACGGACAGCCTCGGTCGGCAGAACCTGCAGGTGCAGTCGCTGGCCGATGAGACCAATGACGACGTCGAGCGCTTCCAGAACTATGGCTTTTCCAGCGTCCCTCCTGCGGGCTCCGAGGCCATTGTCGTCGCTGTGGGCGGACGTCGTGGCGGTCTGGTGGCCATCGCCGTAGAGGATAAAGGGAGTCGCCCTCGTGGCGGCAAAGAGGGCGACGTTATTCTTTATCATCAGGAAGGCCATATTATTCGCCTGAAAGAGAATGGCGTGATTGAAATAACAGGGAAGACGGTAAATGTGGTTGCCGAAGAGAGCTGTGACATTATCGGTAAACAGATAAATATCACCGGCCACACTTCTTTCAGTGAAGATATTCAGGTTCAGGGAAAAAGTTTCCTTGACCATATTCATAAGGATGGTGACGGTGAAAACACGACTAAACCCTTATGACCATCAGA